GTGGTGGTGCCAACAAGTGGATAGACAGTTGCTTCAACATTGGCTGCAGCAAAGTCTTGCATGAATGCAACCTCACACGAGTTGTTCTGCAAGCCACCTACGAAGTTGTGTCCGCTGCTTCCGAACGTGGTTGCCTCAACAGAGTCAATCTCGTAGTTGAGTGTCACAGAGTTTGCTCGGTCGCTGAGTACGACTGAGTTCACTGAGATGTATGCGTTGGTGAGAACGATTTGTGCCATGACTTATTTCTCCTCTAGGTCTTTCTTGACTGATTGTTTGTTTGCATTGATTGCCTCAATATGTCCGCCCTCAATGAGTGCCTCAATGTTGAGTCCTTCTAGTTGCATGTCGTCAACTGTACTTCCTGCTGTTACATCTGTGAGCCTGTCGCTCAGGACTTTGTATTGTGCCATGTTGTGCTCCTTAGCCGTGGACTTGACATTGCATGGAGATTTGTAGAAACTCTGCGTCTCCGACTGTGACAGCACTTATATTTGCTGCACTGCTGAGAACCAGTGTGGCTACTACTCCACTCAATGTTGGATTGCTTTCTAACGCTAGACGAATACTTGATGCGCCCGAATAGGACAAGTAACTGTCTAGCAGGCTGTGTGCCGTTCTATCGGTGTATCTGCCTGCTACGACAGTGATGTTCCAATCAGTTGTGACATCGCCGCCACCAAACGCTTTGTGGTAGTTGACTGTTTGCAAGATTGGGAATGCGATTGGTGGATTGAGTTGGTCAGGTTGGTAGGCGTATGTGCGAAGCCCCGGGATCGTAGCCAGTTGTGTTGCTAGTGCTGTTGCTATCTGATTGATTGTGGCAGGCATTAGGCAACTGCTAGCAAGCGATACTGATTGAGCATGTCACGCACATCGGGGTCAACTGCTTTGACTTGTATTGCCATGTCGTTGAATCCGACAATGCCTAGTGCAGCGTTGTAGCGTGCGAAACCTCTAATGGACAACAGGATGCAGGCTTGGCGAACATCACTAGGGATTGCTTCCCAACCCCATTCGGCAGTGACTTGGCAGTAAGCCACGTTCGGCGTCACTTGTATTGGGAATGTCTTGCCGCCAATGGCGACGATGCGATTGTAGGGGCGATAGTTGAGTCCAGCGTCAAGAGGCTCTAACTGGTAGTCCGTACCCTGCGTCCAAGTTTGGTCATAGACAGTTGGTGTGCCGCCTGCCGTGCTTACTTTGACAATGACTGTTGTGTTTGCAATGTCTTGTACGGGAATGTTGTAGTAATCAAACGGGTATATCTTGATTGCTGTTGGGGCTGTCTTGTAGAACCAACGACCACAGTATCCGTCTATGCGGCGGCTTGCGCCTTCTATTGCGCCTTCTAGCAATGTGTCATCAACATTGTCTGTCAGTCGGAGTGCTGCCTTTACCTCGGCAAGCGTGGCATAGCCGTTTGCTATTGCCATTGGTTACTTCTTTCGCTTGGATGCCGCAGGCTGGCTGGCTCGCTCCACTGTTGGTTCAATCGTTGCTGCTTCTCTTGTGCTTACTTTGTGACCTAATGCCTCTAACGCTGCATCGCATGACGCTGCACGCTTAGGCAAGTTGCGTGCTACATAACCTGCACGCTCTACGAGTAAGGCTTTGATTTGGTCTTGTGTGTTTGACATGTGTGCTCCTAAGTGTTTGGGGCAGTGCTGCGATCAACAACACTGCCCCAACACCATAGACGATTAGAAGGTTGGAGTGACTAATCCTGTGCCGTTGATTTGTGACCAAGCGCTTGGGTAACGGTTGGCTGTGAAAGCGGCATAGCCGTACACAATCATCGTCACTTCAAGTTCGCTTGACTTCGGTTGCTCAAAGCGCAACATCATTGGCTCACCAGAACCCTGTTCCCACAAGTGCAACTCTTGCGAGTTACCAACATAGATGGTGTCTTGGTTGGTGCTTGCGCCCTTGTCGGTTGCAATGGTTGCGTCTGTGTACACAGGCAAACCAACAATGCTGTAGCCAGAGTTGCCGTACAACGCTGCGCCAGAGCCGTATGCAAACGCAGGCTGACCTGAACTTGATGGCGTTGGTACTGCTAGTGGTCGGTTCTGTCCGTCCACGGCTGCCAAGATGAATGCAAGGCGTCGTGGGTGCATGATGATCACATTCGGACCAGCAAAGAACGAGGTCTGTACCTTCTGAACAGAGTCCAGAATCTTTGGGTACAGTTCGGCAACTGTTGGTGATGCGTCTGTGTAGGTAACTGCGTTGCCTGCTGATGAGAACAACTCGGCAACCACTGCTGTGTTTAGCGTTGTGTGGTAAGCAGAAACAAGGTCAGCCATTACAAGGCTGTCAATGTTTGTGCCACGTTCAATCGCTTGGCGTGATACATCTTGCATACCAGCGTAGGTGTTGACCGAGATGTCCAACTTGGTGTCGTCCATGTCCGTCTCTTGTACTGCTGCGCCTTCTGACTGTGCAGCAACGGCTGTTCCCGTTGTTACCTTTGAGATGCTCAGTGTCAAGCCAGAGTCTGGCAGTTGATGCTTGCGAGCGAGGTCTGCCGACACACGACCTGCACGGGCGTATGGTGCAGCCAAGTCCGTAAGGAATTGTGGCACGATAAGTCCAGCAAAGTTGCTGCTAGTGACATCACGACGCTCAATTTGTTCCTCACGGTTGTGGCGTGAGAGACGCTCTTGTGCTGCGTAGTCGTTGCTGAATTGCGCACGGTATGCATCAGCGAGGAACGAGTGCTCACTGCGGCTTGTGTATGTGCGTGGTTCGGACTTGACTACTGCCACGCCTGTGTCCTTGCGTACTTGTGCGGCTGCTGCCGAACGAGCCTCAAGTTCTTCGTGGTGCTTGATTGATGCGTCAAGGTCGGCGGCAGCCTTCAGTGACTCTGCAATCTTGCCATCTTCTTCTACGCTTAGGTCACGGGCTTCGGCTTCTGCCTTGTCCACGATTGCCTGAGCGTCAACGAGGAGCGCTGAACGCTTCTCAGTGAGTTTCTCGGACATTGCCATTTGGTGTTCTCCAATTTGAGTTGAGTTGATTTGGGCTGCGAAGTGTTGTCGTTAGTGACTCAAAGTGAGTCGGCTACTCAACGGCTTAGCGTTGGCGTTGAATTGCTATCTGTGCTCGTCGCAACGCCAGCGACGACGATTTGATGGTATCTGGTTCTGTGTCGTTTGCTTGCTTGTTGCGCAACTGCACCATCGTCTCCTCGTAAGCAGGGTAGGTCACAACACTTACATCAAACAGTTTCACCTCTCGTAGTTCACGGGTTCGCCTGTCGTCACTCCAAGAGTCTTTGACTGTCTCGAATGCGAAACTCATCTGCGACACATCGCCTCGTCGTAATGCACTCATCACACGGGCTGCATCTGGATTGGTTTCGTCAAGCATTGCCTCAACGAGCAAGCCTTTGTCGTCCTCACGGATTGACAATGTGCCTGACTTGGTGCGTGCTAGTGGCACACCTTCGTGGTCAACAAGCAAGCGCACATCTGCGCCATCGTTGATTGTCTTTGCGAATGCGCCTCTACGCACAAACTCTGTCCAAGGCAACGGCTCGCTAGGTGAATCAAACACGGCGGCATAGCCAACAAGGGTCTTGCCATCTTGGTCTGCTCGCACTTCAAAGTTGCTATAGGCAACGCTGCGTGACTCTTTGTGGTCAACAACCCAATGGCTTGTGCGGCTTGCTGTCTCGTCGTCTGACACAACAATCGTTGACGGCTCTGCCTCGCCTTCTGTTTCGCCACGTGGCTCCCATGCATCGCAATACATCTCTGGGTCACAACCTGCGTCCCACTTCATGCAGTAAGAACGCTCAGCATCAAAGTATTCACAGTTGGCGCACGAACGACCCTCAGGTACATCCTCGCTGCTGGCTGGGCGATAACTTGCTGGCAGTTCACGCACATCAACTTCACTCATGGGTTCGCCCTCTCGTTCTTCATCTAGTCTGCCAACAACATCGTTGGCGTATTCCATTGCTCTTCGTGCATCAGATTTGCTTGGACCGCTTCCCCATAGCAAGTGGGCAACCAATCCTGCTGTGATCTCATCGCCTTGTACTGCGTCCAAATCTACAAGGTGGCGTGCTATCCAAGGACCTATCTTGCGCCACTTCTCCTCAGTCACAGTTCCGTCTGCCATCTTGCGAGCATCCTCAACTGTCTGTGGTCGCACACCATCGCCACTCTTGCCTTCTTCGTGTAGTTGCACACCACGCTTGGCAGCGCTGCGCATGTAGTCAGGCGGACTTAGATCTACTGCTCGTTCATCAATCATGCTGGTCGCTCTTGGTCTTTGCCAAGTGCCGGCAGGTCTGGTGTGCCTGCCATTGGTGCTCCAGGCAAGTTGAGAACAAACTCATCGCCGCCTTCGTATGGCTCACGACCCTCAATGTGGCGTGCTTCGTTTGGTGTAAGCATGCCCGATGCGATCTGCACTTGGCTTGCACGAACACGGGTTGACAAGTCTGCTCGCAAGTATTCGTCAGCGTTGAAACGGACACTCATTGTTGGCGGAAGCATCTCACTGATAGCGCCTTCTATTCTACGCATGTATGGCAGCAGTGTGTGACGCACAAAGTTGATGCCTGCACTTTCAACATTCTGATATGTCATGCTGTCGCCGCCTGTGCCAATTAGCAACGAGAGTGGAATGCGATATGCACGGGCTATGTCACGCACAATGCTTTCACGATGCGCCATTGTGTCCATGTCGCTTGCTGATGCAGCGATTGGCTTCCAACGCAAGCCGCCAGATAGCACTGCTGGTTTGCGTGTCTTGTAGTGCATGTCTGTCCAAGTGTCTCGCAACACTTGTGCTTGGTCTGGTGTTATCTGTGCGTCTGTTTCAAGCACGCTAGATGGTGTTGCACCATCGCCATAGAAGGCTGCAAGGTAACGGTTGATAGCAATGTCCGTGCCAATAATGTTTCGCAGCGCATCTATTGGAGCGATGCCACGATACTGTCCCGGGAGTCTCAGCCAATCAATTTGTCTAATCTCATCACGTGAGAATAGTTCTTTGCCTTGTCCGATCTGGAACATCAACACACCATCGTCACTGTTGACATGTTTGACAGACAACGGATTCAAGTTACGCATCTCAAGTGGCAACCCTGTTCGGTCTGTTGGTGCGTAGATGTAGTCAACTCCATGCACTGCCATTGTTGCAACTGCTTGATGGATAAAGTCAAACATCAGTTGCTCGTCGTTTGGTCTGCGTAGTACATCAGGAGTTGGCAAGCGTTGCCAACGGCCGCCTACATCACGGAACAACTCAAGCGGCATTGTTGCAACACTGTCTGCAAGAATTGTTACTGCTGCAATCATTGCTGACGAAGCAAACACATTCGTCTCGTTGATTACTTCGCCCGAGTAGTTCTGGAACAATGGGCGAGCAGTTATTTGATACGGGTCAATGTTTGTTGGCAACGCTCGTTGCTCTTTGCGTCTGAATATATCTATCAAAGCCATAGTGTCACCATACCGTTTCAACACTAGGCGTTGGTGTGCTAGTTGCTCTGCGTGTCGCACGGTCTAATGCCATACACAATGCAATGGCAGCGTCAATCTTTCTGCGTGATTTGCCTTTGCTTAGTCGCCACCCGTTCTCTGTCATGCGCTGTGCTGCGCTAAGAACTTGGTCTGTGAACATTGGTGCGCCATCATGTAAGACTTTGCCGCTTACGATCAGATCGTAGGTTGCGCCACATGCAGGAATCATTCTGCTTGACGACTGTGGGAACTCAACCATTGGCAGCCCATCGTCATACAACGCCTCAGCACTGCGTTGGAAGTAGGCAGGGTCGTAGGCGAACTCAACGACCTTGTGTTGCGTGTGCAGTTCACGCAAGTGTTGCTCAACAGTTGCAATGTCTAACTCTGCCATATCGGGATGCCAAATCTTTGCGTCAACTGCAATGCGCCCGTCTGCTTGTGGCTGTGCAATAACAACTGCAATGGAGTCATGCTTCAACGCCATGTCAATCCCAACCCAACAATCATCAGTGCTGTTGATTGCCACGTGACCTATAAGGCGCTCCCATGCGCCAACAGGCAACCAACTCTCTTGTGTGCGTACCCATTGGTTGAGACGGAAGCGTCTGAACGCCATCTCGCTTGTCTGTTTGGCAGAGACTTCCATGTCCTCGTAGTCCATCAAGTCAAGACTGAGGTTGGGATTGCTCTTGCGCCATTGCGCTCTGTCGTTGATGTCGCAGTCGCCTTTGGCTTCCCACCAGTAGAACCCAAACGAGTCGTCGTCAATGTCTTTGGCGGCAACGCCCTTGCCATAGTTGTAGAGCCGTCCAGCAAGTGTGTCCAAGTCAAAGCCAGCAGTAGTAATTGCAACAGCCAACGGGTCTTGTCGTGCGCCAGAACCCAATGTGAGTGCATCCCAGAGGTCGTCATTGGGTTGCACATGCAACTCGTCAAACACAACTAGCGATGGGTTCAAGCCTTGTTGCAGTTTGCCATCACTAGACAACACACGATAGACAGCCCCGTAGCGTGGCACCTCAATAGCGTCACGATAGACCTTGCACTCTTTGGACAGCATTGGACTGTTCAAGACCTGTGCTTTGGCTTCACCAAACACGATGCGACCCTGTTGTCTGTCGCCAGCCGCCGAGTACACCTCAGCCCCAGGCTCTCCAGCGAGCAGCCCGTACAGTGCAAGCGCAGAACCCATCAACGACTTGCCTTGCTTACGGGGCAGACCAATCAACGCTCTACGGAAGCGCAAGCGTGAGTCGTCACGCCTCTCCAACAATGCGCCAAGCAACCAACGCTGCCAAGGTGTGAACTGCAAAGGTTGTCCAGCGAGCATGCCCTTGTGGACAGTCAACCAACGCTCCGCAAACTGCGACACCAAATCACCATCAGTGATGTTGTTATGTCGCTCAACGAAGTAAGTTGGCGCCCACTTGCTAGTTGGCTTGAGTGCGCTTCTGTTGGACTCGGTCACGGAACTCCTGCAATGCGTCTGATGATGTGCTGCTCATGCCCAGTCTTGCCCTGTCAGTTGGCGTGAAACCTAACTGCGCCAAGTTGTTTGCTATCTGTTTCTCAAGCATGCGCAACGCTGCACGCTCACGCCATTCAAGCCCAATGCGAAACATCTTGTCACGAAGCAATGTGCGTTCGTCTGTTTGCTCACATACCAACATAACTAATTCAACATCCATGTCGGGTCGCAGCCACGGAGAAGCACTATCCCAGACCAACTTCCACAACTGTTGTCCAGCACCAAGACCACCACTACGGGCAGTCATCAAAGGTCTGTGCGGCTCAGGTGGTCCACTTGGAACAAGCATGGGAACAACAGTCAATGGTGGCAACTTGCGACCACCTGGATTACCCGTGCGACGCTTCTGCTCAACTGGCTTTGGCTTGCGACCAACAGTGCTCATGTCATCAACATACCAGATGGAGAACAAACATCCGTGATACGCAAATCTGTTTCATTTCGCCGTCGTGTACGCCATGATG